CTTGTTGCCTCAAATGCCTCTGTAGATTCTTCTGCCACGGCATGTACTGCTCTGTGTATATTGGAATTATGATTCTTATAATAATCAGTAATTGCATCTATAACCTGAATTGGTTTTTGAGCAGTTGCTGCATTATCCAAATATACTAAGGGTTTGTTGTCTCTAACTTTTCTTTCCAGTACAGGAAAATCGTTTCTTATACTGTCAAGAGAATATGTGGTACTTTGCAATTATCAAACACCCCTACCTATACTTGTAATGTTGCTCAACTTCTTCGTTTTCATTATAACGTGTCTCTTCTACTTCAACAATAGCCTTAAGATTCTCATCCATGTTAATTGTTAATTCTTTATTCGCCCATTTTGATTCAATGATATTTGATATCCATGCTCTTACTTGATGAGACATCGTTCTAGAAAGTGGTTCTAAGAATCCTTCAACAATTATCCGTTCTGCTTCAGAATAACTTAGACAACGTGTACCAAGATAGAAAATTTGTTCATCATCCATTTGAGCAACTGATGCAGAATGAGTTGCTTTCACATCGTTTGTAAGAATTTCAAGTCCAGGTATTGAATCAGATTTTGCGCCCTTACTTAATAGGATAGAACGTCCAGACAAAAACGAAGTCGAGTGTGCAGCCTGCTCATTAATTCTAATCATACCTTTGAATAATGATTTTGATGTGTCCTTTAGAATTGATTTTTCAACAACTTTTCCGTCCGTCGATTGTGCGTTATGATTAACAATAGTATTTAGATCAAATGATTGGTCATTGTTTCCAAATACCACTTGAGCATCATTTACAGCAGCACCTGCACCGCCAGAAGTTAAAACCTGACCATCAGTACCATAATTCGCACCTGCAATACCTATTTCATTATCAGCTGTAAATCTAAATCTTTCAGCCGCCGTTGCTGTTTTACCTGTTGCAAATACGATATCAGTATTATTAACAGTAGCACTAAAAGTAGCATCCGCTTCCGCATATATTGAAGCACCAACTAAAATAGCATCAGAGCCATCAGATTCTAAAGGAGCTTGAAAATCTATTCGTCCTAATATATCTGCATCAACAACAGTCAGTTCGCCTGTAGTCAGTTTTAAATAACCAGGACCTGCTGCGGTTGCTCCTCGTAGATCAAGTAAATTTGCTGATTCATCCCATAGTGCGTATGCACCAGCTGACGCACCAAAGAATTTTACATCGCCTCCAGTATCATCAACACCAACCGTTACATTTCCTGTAACACTTAAATTATCAGCGACTGTTGTCTCAGAAGTTGTATGTCCAATGGTTAAAGCAATTCCAGAAGTTTCCGTTGCTAATTTTAAAGCGCCAGTAGCATTGGTAATATAAGAATTAGATCCATCATGATACATTAACATGTCATTGCCAGTACCAAATTTAGCATTGGCACTATCGGCAAAAGTTGCATGAGAACCTGTTAATACATTGAATGCATTCGCTGTCATTGTAAAATCATCAGCGCCTGCAATTTCAAAATCTATCTGGTCATCCGTACTTGCTGTAATGCTAGTATCCGAATCAGCGTCAAGAGTTAACTCACCGCCATCTAAATCATATGTAGCAACAGATCCAATACCCGTATCAACGATATTAGTTCCATCAGCAAATAAAAGTTGTGTACCTTTATTGGTTGCAGCAAAAGTAAATCCGGATGCTGAAGCCGCTTTAAATAAAACAGTATAGGCTCCCGATGTTGCATTTGAAACAATGTATGTTTTTACTACGTCAGCGGGAACAGTTACTGTTTGATTTCCTGTGATGGTCCCTGTTAGTTTAATAACATGATGACGAGCTTCAGAAGTTGATGCTGTCGAATCTCCATCAGTGATAGCTAACGTGGTTGTTTGTACTCCACCCGCTATAGATTTTGAAAGATAACCACCAAAAGCCTGTTCTAAAATTTCTAAATTGGTATTAGTTTTTGTTCCCCAGTTACCGGCGTTCTCGCCGGTTGTCATCTTTTCTGTACCAAGTACCGTATATGACGATGCCATTAAGCGCTCCCTACAAACACCTCAACATCACAAGATGCTGTATCTGTGTCTACTGTAATATCTACTAAGTCAGAAAGACCTGAAGCTAAAGCTGATCCCGCTGCTTTCATTGTATCTACAACGCCACCGCTATTATCACCTGGATAAATAAACGAATGACCTGCATCTACTTTCATTCTAAATTCTGTGTTATCTTCATCTTTAAACGTTAACATAATATGATTTGATGAATCTAAATTTGTAATTCTAATATATCGTACATCGCCATCATCAAACATTCCTGCAACATAACCAACTTTATTAGCAGACACACCTACACCACTAATTGCGGATATAAATCCTATAAGACCACATTCAGTTGTTGATGCGGTTACCACTCTTTTTACAACTTCATTAACACTGGAAATATCTAAAGATCTTTCCGATCCATAATCTATGTTGTTGAGAGTGATTGCTTCTTTGATAGTTGTCGTTAATGTTGCCATATTTTAATCCTTACGGTGTCTGAGCCGGAACGGGTATACGTGGTTCACCATCCGTATAATCGTCTCTTCTTCGTCTACCTATTTGTTCTCCACCGAATTTTTGTACTTCGGTTTGATATTTTTGTTCGTATAATTGTAGCATATCCATTGGGCCTTTTAAATAGCTAAATGCCTCCACTAGACATGCATATAAAAGTCCATTGCCAAAATTAAGACTTAAATAAGTTGTCGTATTTGCTGAACTCAATCCTGTTGGTCTAGCATTATATTGAATTTTGTACATAAAAGCTGAAGAAGGTGTTGGAACAATTGTAATTCTTCCTGAAGAAGTTGCACCACTTCCCTCTGCTCCTCCCGACATAGCATAATATTTTGGTGTGCCAGTAGTCGTTTCAGCTGCATCGTATTCTCTTAAAAAGCTAATATCTTTCTTTTCTAAAAAGCTATTAGCCCCCGTTGCTGCTGTTGTTGAAGTATAAACTTGTATTCCTCTAACAAATAAAGTTCCAGCTGGAGCATAAACATTGTCTTTTGAAGCTGTTAAATTTCCTATCATTTCTTTTCGATCTGCATCAATTGGAACATCTCTTTGAATTCTAAGTTCTGAATTGTCTATAAATTGATCTGTAATTGTACTTGAAAGTACGCCTGTTCCAACTTCAGTATAATTCTGAATCGCTGTTGTCAGTGTTGAATAAGTAAATCCTGCCATATTATGCCGTTAGAGTTGCCGGACCTGCCGAACAATTCTCTCCCCCTCCTGATACTCCTCCACTTGTAGCAGTGTTTGTATTTACAGTAAAGTAATAGTAGTCATCTGTCTGTGTTACATCACCACTAGAGTCTCGTTTGCCTACGGTGATCGAGTAGCCAGAAGAATATGCAATATTAGATCCTGTAATACCATCAAAACTATTTGGATCACTAAAAGATGCAGAAGTAGAAGGTGCTCCTCTAAATCTAACTGTATCACTTGTTGATCTACCATGACCTTTTTCAAATACATTTATAATTCCTGATGAACTTGAAATAGTAGAAAAAGGATCTGGTCCTAAAATTGCAATAACTTCATTTTCAGTTCTATCTGGTCTTGCATTTAATAAACCTCGTTCTCCTCCTGCATATCCTCTTGGTTCTAATTGAGGATGTTTAGCTTCAAATTCTGATTTATGTACAAACATACCATTCCATTCTTTAACCATTTCATTGTACGGAAATTCCATTCCTGATCTATCTGATATTGCTTTTGCGTATTTTGTCATTATGTTCCTGGGTAATAAACTTTCGGTGTTATGTGAACACTAGTAGAAGAGCCATCTTCTGATAATGCTCTAGCTAACTCATCTTCATAATATAATTTCATTTGTTGAGCTGCCTGTGGGTTAAATTTTTGTGCTAAATAAAATGCTAAACCAGATGCCATACAAGGTACGAATCTATACGGTACGTCTGTTGCATCTGTATATGTAGAGTCTGCGTCTTGAATTCTTTTTACAAAGAAAATATGAATTTCTTTTGATGCATTAGATGAATCAGGTGTCGGGTAAAGAGTGACCGTTGTTTTATCAACAAGTCTTTGAACAAAATATCTAGAAGGTGTTCCTTTCGATAATTTATTAGCTAAACTTGAAAAGGTTGCTCGATCTGTTTTTGTAAGTGCGGAATCAGCTTGATCTGTGTCTCCTCTATCGGATCTAAGAGTAGCTTCTAAAACATCAGCTAAACCATAAGTAGATGTTCCAGTTGTTCCGCCTGCCGTAGTAGCACTTGTTCCATCACCTGTAGCTCTATAAAAAATATATTCTGCCTGACCTTCAACTAGATCAATATTAGTATCCCCTACTTCCCAGTAGTGCAAACCTCTATTGCCCCATTCTTGAAAAAGAATATTTAAAGATCGTCTTGCTGTTTTTAATAGATAACC